ACCGTTCCACCGCTTCCCAGCCGATAGGAAGCGGGCAATCCATTGGCCAGCGTCGGCTGCCAAAGCAACACGCCGGTAATCAGGTTGCCGGATGAGTCAGAGAAGTAATGTGCGGTGACTGTGACGGTCTGCGCGGGGAGCGATGCGTAGAGGCAGAGCATCGTGAGAGTGATGAGGGCAATGCGAATCAGTTTCATGTGTCTCCTTTGTGCGCGGTTAGGCCGAGCCGCCTTTGGAAGAGCCGGAGGCTTTGGTCTGGTCGCCTTCTTTGGCGTCCTCCGGCGCGTCGGCCACACCCTTGGCATCGGTGCCGAGCTTGAGGCCGTACTTTTGAATCAGCGCCTCTTCGGCGGCGAGTTCGGCGAGAGTGTCTTCAAGGTCGTAACCTTGCTCACCCAACAGGCGCTGGCGCGTGGTGAAGCCGTTCTGGACGCCGAGTGCGTTCGATTGCTGATCCTTGACGGGATCGACCCACGGCCATCCGCGCGGATGCCAGTGGCATTGCTCGGCCACTTCGTCTTCGTCGCGCACACTGAGATCGATGCGGCCCGCAAGCACAGCCGAGGCCAGCCAGGCGCGGAAGACGGGCTTGTGAAATACCTCGATCATCCAACGCTGGCGAACGCGCCACATATCGCGCTCGTTCAACAGGCCGGCGCGGATGGAAGAGAAGTTGACGTTCTCCAGATCTTCGGCCAGCGAGTTGTAAGAGACGCCGAGGCTCGATGCAATGCCGCGCTTGACTTCCTTGACGAAGTTGCCGAAGGCTGTGTTGGGATGCTCGGGCTTGAAGGTGTCAAACTTATTCGAGCCGATCTGGAGAAAGCCGCCGGGCGTGGCTTCCATGTTGATTGTGCCGTCTTCGTTGACGCCTTCGCCCTTGTATTCGCCGCTGCCTTTATCGTCTGAGATGATGCCCATCTGGCAGGCGCCCACGCGGGCGGCAATGATCTCAGCTTCCATGTAGCCCTTGAGCATGTTCATCTGAAACATGGCCGGGGCCATCCACGGAACGCCGCGGGTTTGGAGAGCCGAGTCGGGAAGATAGGCGTGGCAGACGATATTGGCGGGAACGCGCACACGATCCATGGGCCGCGAGGTCCATTCGTTCGGGTGGCGATTCCAGAGATGGTAAGCGACCGGCTTGCGGAACTTGTCTACCTCGACGCCCATGCGGATTTCAGTGCCGATGGTGGTCTGTTCGAGAAAGAACGTGTGGTCAAGCTGATCCATATCCATGTGCTGCAGCGCGAATCCCCAGGGGTTATTGACCACCTTTTCAATCACAAGGAATTCGCCGTCCATGGCGGCGGTGCGGATGAGTAGCCGCTCAAGTTCGTCGAAGCTGAGTTTTCCGTCGAGAGTGCAATTGCCCTTTTGCCGCCAGAGATGCCACTCGGCCTTGATTTGCGCGTTGAGCGCATCGGCCAGCTTGTCACCGCGCAGGTTTTTGACTTTAGGTTGCATGGTGACGCCGTGCTTGCCGATCACGTTGGCGACACAGAGCGAGAGGAACTTTGCGGCGGTGGGATCGTTGTCAGCCAGTTCGCGGGCGCGGGAACGGAGCTTGCGCAGATCGGTCCAGAGTTTTTGATCTCTGGAGAGGATGGACGTTGCCCAATCGAAGGTGAGACGGCCCACCTGTGCGGCGGCGAAGTTGCGGCGCGCCATGCTGGGAGCTTTGGCCGCAACAGCGGCGCGGGCTTCACTGAGGTCGAGCGATTCAATAGCCATAGCCGAAGCTCACTCCGATGGTTTTGCTGGGCGGCTTTTCGCCGCGGCGGATGCGCAGGGCGCGGACGCGCTGCTCGAAGACAGCCTTGACTTCGAGCAACTCTTTCCACGCGTATCGTTGCAGTTCGCGCTCGAAGACTTTGTATTCGCGCACGTCTTGTGTGGCCTTGCCCTGGATGAGCGCGTTGATGTTGTCAAGCGTGATCTCATCCGGGTCGCGGTCATCGAAACCGCCGGTGGCCGCTTGCAGGTTGGGCAGGACTTCCACCTTGCCTTCGCCGATGGTGAAGCGGTTGGGCGGCGTGGCCGAATCGTTGATGTAGGCTTGCCAGCGATACCAGCCGGGCGTCCATGCGGCGGTGACAGCGGCGGGGACGGTGACCTGATAATTCTGCGATCCGGGAACGATCATGGACCCCGATACCGCGAAGTTGCCGAAGCGATTCACGAGCACATAAGAGAGCGTGTATCCGAGCGACGGCGGGTAGTCATTGCAAGGCCGTTGCCACTGCACGGTATCTCCGGCGCGAATTTCCGTAGGTTCAGACTGCGGAGGATTCGGCAGGGCAAGCGGGTCGAGATCGAGTGGAAAGGTGCTCACAGTTCAACAGTCCGTCCGTTGGGCAAATTAGCGCCAATTAGCGGGCTGTTTAGCGCAGTTACTTCCAGCCTGAGACGAACCCGGCGGGTTTGCGGGCGCGGGGGAAGTTGGCGGGGCGCGGGCGTCCGGTTTCTACCGGCTCGGGCTTTGGCTCGGCGACCTGTGCGGGCGCGGGCTTCGGCACTTCCTGCTTCGGCGGCGGCGCGGGTGTGCCGAGCGGAACCTGGGGCGGCGGCGCTGTTCTCTGTGCCTCTTGCTGGCTCACCATCCGGTCGAGGTTGCGCTTGATCTTGTTGAAGTTTGGCCGGAGCACAACCACGGCGGCGCGGGCGTACACCGCGCAATCGAGAGCCTCGTTGCGCTCGGTAGTCTTGACCCACTCCATGGTGGTTTCAAAGTCTTTCTTTTTGGTCACCAATTTTTCGGCGGTAAGCTGGCGGAAGAATTCAGGCGGAAGGCTTGCCGAGAAATGGCAGTAGCTCGGGCGCGCCTGTGTGCCACGGAACGAAGTGAATATGTCTTCCTTCGCCGTGTCCACACCGACAGTGTAGAGCTTGATTTTCTTCGGCCCGGTTTCCGTGCCTGAACTGGCAAGGGACTTTCCCCACCCGGCGCGGCCAATGATGGCAAACCAGCGGCGGAGACGGTGACGGTCGGCAAAGTCGTACACGCGCTGGGTGTGATGGCCTCCGGAATCGATCAGCACACAGGAGATCGGCATGGGAAAGCCGAGGCTGTGATCGAACGGCTCAAGCAGGTATTCGCGCAGCATTTTCCAGGGGCTTTCGGGATCGCTCTCGGGCAGGCCGGGATCGCCAGCGAATACCTTGTGCTCGATGGCCCACCGCTCCTCATCCATACCCCAACCCCACACGGTGCATTCCAGGCGATTGTCCTGGGTATCGACGCCGGCAGTGAGGAAGAGAACGCCCGAGGGCAAGAGTTCGCCGAAGCGTTCGCGCTTTTCGAGTTCGTGCATATCCGCGCCCGTGCCCTGGATTTCCCATGTTTCGGCGAGGCGGGTGTTCACAAACGTCTTCAATCGTTCGCGGTTATGTCCGACCGCAAGCCAGTCGGTGACGATCTTGGACCAACTCAATACCGGGGAGTAGAGCGCGTTCATCTGAAAGCCGGCTGTCTTGCCGTCGTGACTTGTGGTTGTGGCGCGCCATTGGCCGCGGCGCACCATCTCGTATTTTTCCCGCTCGACAATCTGACAGCCGTTCAGGCAGACGTAGTAGTAATCCAACAGGCGCGGGCGAGCTTCGGAACCTTCGGGAACCTTCTCGACTTCATACTTGAAGTGGTTCCGCCAGTCCAACACTTGAAACTCACCGCAATGCGGGCAGGGCACATAGAACTTCCGCATATCGCTGGATTCGTAGGCGGCTTCGATGCGGGAGAGATGTTTGATGCCCGGCGTCGAAGTGAGAATGATTTTCCGGTTCCAGAAAGAAGTGGTGCGCTTTTCGGCCAGGTCAACCGGATCGCCTTCGGTGCCGGCGGATTCTCCGTAGCGGTCAACCTCGTCGGCAATCAACACGCGGATCGGCGCGGATGCCAGGCCCGCCGGGGCGTTGGCGCCGGTGATGGTGAGAACACCGCCGAGGAATTCCTTATTGAGAAGCGTGTTGCCTGAATCGCGGGCGCGCGGGCTGGGATAAATGTGGCGCAGGACCGGGGTGTCGCGAATCATTTTGGCGATACGGTTTTTGCTGAACTTTTCGGCCTCGCGTTCGGAGGCTTGAACCACGAGGATCGGGCTGGGGTCCCAATGGGAATAGAAGCCGATGGCATTGAGATCGATCTGCGATTTACCGGACTGGGCCGGGAGCATCATGACCACGGTTTCAATGTCAGGATCGCTGATTGCGTCCTGAATGCCGCGCTGATACTCGGCGAAGGACGTGTTGAAGCGGCCAGGGTAGGCGCCGGATTCCTTGGGGATGAAGGCGTACTCGTCTGCCCATTGGCTCAAGGTGAGTTGCGGGCGCGGCAGGAAGATGTGTTGTGAGCGGCGGACGGCGCTGTGGAGAGCGGCAAGGCCCTCGGCGGAGGTTTGGTAGGGGCGGCGGGGACGGAGCGCGACGGTGGTCATTCCTCTTCGTCCTCGGCGGCTTTCTTTTGGCCGGCCTCAAGCACGGAACCGACCGAGGCCAGGTTGCCGAGCAGGCCATTGGTTTCGCGCTCAAGAATCGCGTAGAGGCGGGCGCGGTCGTCGATCCCGAGCAGTTGGGTGGAGAGCCGGGAGGGGAGCGCCTGAATCAGTGTCTTGGTGGCGGCGTTGGCGGTGGCCAGAGCCTTCTCCACATCGGAAATGGCGGCGGCTTCGCAGCGTTCGCGGGCGAGTTGAAGCTCTTTCAGGTCGGCTTCGGCCTTAGTTTTCCGCAAAATGGCCTGATCGAGGGTTTCATCGGGGATTTCCGAGCCGTCAGGGGCGTTTCCGGGGCGTCGATTTCCGCCATTTCCGCCGTTTTCGGCGATCCGGTAGGCCACGAACCACTGGAGAGTGGTGGGCCAGTCAAGCATTCTGCCGCGGGGATCGTTCTTAGCTGGTAAGCCCTTGTCTACAATCCAGTTACGGACTTGCCTGGGGGTGACTCCGAGTAACTCCGCAACGTCCGTAACGGGCAGAGCGGAGTAGTTTTTCGGGTTTTCATCCTTCGGCATAGGCGCGGAAACGGAAATGAGGTTGAAAAATCCTGTGGCTAGGGCACGCTGAGGGTGGCGCGTCACCCTCTGCGCGTCAGGTCCGGGAAGGACCCAAGCCGCCGAATGACACTGACTCCCTTCCTTTGCTCACTCTATATCTCACATCACATCAGTGAGATACGCTCCGCGTTCCCTCCATTCAAGATGCGCGGCTGGCCCGTTTGGGACTCTGTGTATTGAGGCAAGGCCCGCAAGCCAAGCCCACACCGCAGCCGCGCTCTACCTCAAACCTGCCTCACATCGGGCAAACCCCGCAAAGAATCAACCTGATCGGCCCACGCCTGCAGCATCCGCCTGCGATCCTCGGCGTATTCAGCCCGGTTGTAGATGCGCTTCACCCCGGCAGCCTTATGGTTCAGACACTTCTCAATCCACTTCTCTTCCCATCCCATCTCGCTCAAGCGTGTAGTGGCTGTTCGTCTCAAGTCATGAACAGTGAAGTGAGGTATTTTCACTGACACTCTTGCAAGTTGTTTATTCAGTGTACTTTTGGAGATGGCTGCCCACTTGCCATTGATCGCTGGCAACACGCATCCAATGCGATCATCGGGCACTGCCAGGCGCTCAACCAGCGCAGTTGCCTGCTTACTCAGGTAGACAATCTGCCCCTGGCCCATCTTGTCGTGCTCTGCTGGGATCGCCCATTCGCCCAACTTGAAATCGAACTCCGTCCAATCCGCCAGCCGCAATGCGCTCTTGCGAACTAACGTCAACAGAATCAATTCCAAAGCGATCTTGTACCGCTTCGCAATCGGCGCCGCATCCAACGCCCGCAGAAACGCGCCAATCTCCGCTTCACTCAATGCGCGGTCGCGTTTCACCTGTTCGGCAATGTACTTCGGCGGAATCGCGTGGGCCGGATTGCTCTCAATCACCCCGCAAACAATGGCGTAATCGCACATCCGCTTGATTACGTTGCGGATGGCAAGCGCCGCCGATCTATGCCCGGTAGCCTTGCGCGCAAAGACGATCTCCCGAACGTGATCGGCATGAATCGACGCCAGCGGCAAGTGTCCCAGCGCCGGATACACGTCGCGCTCAAGATACCGCCGCACATCGGCTGGGCTTTGGCGATCTTCCGCCACAATCTCGCGCAAGTAACGCTCTCCAAAGTCTTTAACCGTCGATTTCTTGAGCTTGCCAATCTTCGCCCGGCGTTTCAAGTCGGCAGGCGATTCGCCTTTTGCCACGGCTGCGGCCAACTCATCCCGCTTTTTCCTGGCCTTTTCGATGGTCACGGCGGGAAAGTGACCCAGGTAGACGTTCGCCTGTCTTCCGGCCAGCGTGTAGCGGTAGAGCCAACTCAAAGTTCCGCTCGGTTGAACCTCCAAACACAGCCCGTGGCCCGCTGAGACCGTGTATCGGCGCTCTTTGGGCCTCAATGCCTCAATATCCGCAACTTTCAAGGGTTTCAGAGTGCCCATGTATGCAGAATGTGTACGCGAAGCGGTTTTCACGCAACTAACAGCCCTGAAATCAGAGGCAGGCTATTTATAGGGTAAGAAAATTCCCGATTCAACCGCATTGCCCCGTCTCGGGATAGGTTCCGGGCCTCAAATTGATAAGCACGGTCGCGCTGCCGATGCCATACGTCTCAAGCGTGGCGTCCGCAATGGAGATTCCCCGCGTTCCACCCTTCACTGGCCGTTGAAGATCGTGGAACGTGTCCATGTACTTTCCCGCGCCTTTGCGAATACCTGGCCGCCAGTCATCCGGCGTGATCCTCCATTCGATAGGAGCGCCGTTCATGAAGTGAATCGCGTCAGCTTCCACGCGCGGCCCGAACTGGCTACCGAGTTTTAGAGACAAAGGCTCCCCGAAGACGCACTGATACTTCAAAATCATCGTGTTCTCTTTTCTGGATTGGTTCTAGGTTTAGAGGCGATCCACCATTGCGATTCGCTGGCCGATCCACCGCATGACCGGCACAGCCATGCTGTTTCCGAGACCTTTGTAGCGCGGCCCATCGGAGGCCATCTTCTTTCCCACTCGAATCAGCGTGTAATCATCGGGAAATCCTTGCAGCCGTTCACACTCGCGAGGAGTCAGCCTGCGCACGGCCATCTGATCTTCAACCACGAGATCTGTGTTCAACGGGTCCAAGCGGCCTCGATCACCCGCGCCGCCGCTGGTCAGAGTCATCGCAATCGCGCCAACTCCAATCCCGCCCCGGCCGCCGTTGGGAGTCAATACCGCATTGGCGATTCCATCTTCCCGAACTTCGAGCGATGGCTCGCCCTCACGACCGCGAATCGCAAGAGTCATCACGGGGAACACGTTGCGCACACCGGGATTGTTCCCGGCGGTTGCTCCACCGCTGCGGTACATCTCTGCCGTTATGGTCTGGGCGATAATCGTTGCTTCCCGGCTTCCACCCGCAGACATATCACGCAAGCCTGCGGCATGGTCTGTATCGCGCCACCATCCAGCGCCTGTGTTGTTAAAGGCAATCGGAATGAGCGGTGTGCCGCGCCCAGTTCCATCCTCGGAAGCATCGAAGCTATCGGCCCGCAGCGCATGAGTGACGAATGTCTCGCTCTCAAAATCCAACCGGCTGGAACCGCCATGCGCATTGCAGGCGGTGGCAATGTCAATCGGCCCGGCGGTGTTATTGCCGCCGAATGCGATTACGCAATCTTGGCCTCGACTGTCACCGGTACGCTCGAAACCCCGGCCACTTGCTCCAATGCACGGCGCAACGTCGTAGGCAACGTCTTCCCGCGTTTCGCGGCTCGGCGGAGTATCCCCCGACAGGCTTTGGCGCTCAAAGAGTACCGCTGCGGCACGACGCCAGTCTCCAAGATGTCCGACAACGAAGACGCGACGGCGGCGCTGGGGAACTCCAATGTATTAAGCGTCAAGAATTCGGTAGGCGAACCGATACCCGAGTTGCCCCAGGATTCCGATAAAGAGGCCAAACGCCCGTCCTCCATCCATTGACAGGACGCCGGGGACGTTCTCCCAAACCAGCCACTTACTCCGCAACCGGCCAGCAAGTTTAGCGAATTCGATTGTGAGGTGACCACGCTTGCCGTCCAGCCCGGCTCTAAGTCCGGCGACACTGAAGTCCTGGCAGGGAGTTCCCCCAACAAGAACATCGACTGATTCGTGTTCGTCTTTTTCGATCTTCGTGAAGTCGCCAACGTTGGGAACCTCTGGGTAGTGATGTGCCAGCACAAGGCTGGGAAATTTCTCGATCTCTGCGAAGAGCACCGGCCGCCATCCGAGCGGATGCCAAGCTACAGTAGCGGCCTCGATGCCAGAGCAAACGGAGACATATCTCAAGGGTGCATGGTTGTCTGTCAACGTGGAAACTCCATCCACTCGCGCCCATCCAACAGCGGCTCCGGTTTCTCTTTGCCGACGCGCATCATGCGGTCGAGCGGGCCGAAGTCCTGCTCTTTGATCTCCGATGGATACGCCCAATATCTGATCTGGCCCTCGTCTTCGCGGTTGCTCGAAACGGAAGTGGCCATCTGGATCA